CCTCAGCCGAGGCCGGAGACTCGCCCCAGGGGGTGAGTTGGGTGACGGTGAACCAGATCGCGAGCGCGCCGGTGGGAAGAGGGGTGACGGCGACTCCGGTAGGCGCGGGAAGCGAACTGGGTGGATCTCCAGCTTGCTCACGCAAACTCATTAAGACATCGCCAACAAGACTCCACTGTGCCATGAAGAACTCCCTCTCCTTCTACAAAAAAGCGGCGACCATCCCCGGTCAGTGGGACGGCCGCCGCCGGAGGAACAGCGGTTAACTAGCCAGCGGCTAGACCAAGCTCACTTCCACGTCAATCGGCAACGAGGTAATTGTTCCGCCGCCGGTGACGTTGAAGGTCACGGTTGTGATGTTGCAATCGGTTTTGAACGAGTCGGAGTAGTCGAAATATGATCCGGCCGCCGTAACCGGTTGTGTAAAAACCGTCCATATGTTCGTGCCGTCACTTACGGTGACGGTAAACGCGATGGTTGCCGTGGCAGTGGCATTGACTACACGCAAATGCCAATAGCCTGAAGTCGGAGCAGGACCGCCATTCAAATTGAACGCGGTGCCGCCGGTCGAGGGAGTGGTTGTGGTCGCGGCGATAACCAGGCTGTTAAGCCCTGTCGCGGTCGGAGTCTGAGTCGCCGCGCCGTAGCAAGAAGGCGAACCGAACCCCGGCATGGCCTGCGAGATCGGATTTGCAAAAGGAAGCGCCATAATAAATCTCCTTGGGGTAGAGGAGGAAGGTTGAATCTGGGCCTAGCCCAGTCTGCCTCCCCCCTCTTGGATCGGTTCTACACGCAGTTTGTGAACGCCACGTTCATCCTGGGCGAAATGCAGCTCAGGTTCCAGGTCAAGTACATGCACGACACCAGAACGCGCTGGTTGCTCGGCTTCAGGAACGGATCCACATTGAAGTAATCCGCCTCGTGGAAGACCGGGAAAACATACTTCGAGTTCAGCAACATGGCCTGGTTCGCGGTCGCGAAATAGTCAGCCACGGTCACGGCGTTGTTGAACAGGAAATGGTTGCGGAAACCGACCTGCAACGCTTCATCGTCCTGCATCCCCTGGCCGTAGCGAATGTTGCCTACGTATGTGTTCTTGAACGCGGCATAGCTGGTCCGGTTCATCACGAACAGGTCCGGCTCATCGTAGCCCCAGGTGACGGACTGGTAGCCCGGCTCGCAAAGAGTCGAGGAAAGCGCAGCCGCGCTACAAGGAATCGCAGTCGCGGGCAGCCACCAGGCATTTGCGGCCGAAGCGCGATTGATCCCGGCGATGGTGTTGGTGGTCGAAACCACCCACGAGTTCAGATCATCCACATCCAGACTGGTGTTCTGCGGCGAGGTATGCCACAGGGCGCGCGAGAGCTTCTGGAGGAACGAGCCGGAAGCGGTCTGGAACTTGGCCTTGATGATGTCAAGGTTGTTCGACCCGCCGCGATTGAGGATGATGTCGGTAATCGGGATCACGACAGGCTGGCGGTAGGGCTTCCATTGCTGGTTCGCCGGCTGCACCGAGTCCACGACCGAAGTGTCGAGGAGCTGGTCACCGTAGTACGCGCCACCGGGAAGCTCTTCCTGATAGATTTCCGGGAAGATCAATTCGCCGGCGCCGAACCGCTTGCCCTCGCGGGTCAAGGCCCAAAAGACTGGGCTGGGCTTGAACACGTTGTCGCCGAGGACAGGGACGATAAATTTCTGGGAGATCGCGTTCACGGTGTTTGAAAGCTGTACCGGCGGCGATGCAAGTCCCAGTCCAACCACGCTCTGAGCCATGGGAGGTTCTCCTGGTCGGACAAACGGGGGAGGTCGCCGACGGGTTAAAGGTTGATGTTAAAGGGGAGGCTGACTACGCCTCTCCCAGAGAAACTTGATCTAGTTCACGCCGCCGCCAAGACTGGCTGACGACATTGCTGACTTCATCACGTCTTCGTCGCCCATTGCCGCGGACATCGCTTCCTCGAAAGACTTGACCTCGCGAACCTTCTCGCCCTTGGCATTCGTCCGCTCGTTGAAGGGATTGAATTCACCGTCCTTGACTGGGGTGGTGTGAAGAGGATTGCGCGATGAGGGGGGAGTGAGGCTGGCGAGTTTGTTCTTGTCCTCCAGTTCGCGGGTGGTCTTGGCTACAAGTGCCGCGCGCTCCTCGGCCAGTTCGGCCTTCTTGCGGTCGTTCCAAGTCAGCCGATCCACTGCGTCAGCGACCTGAAGGAAACCATCCTTGTCCTTGAGCTGGTGGTCGGAGGCATATTTGTATGCCGTCTCGTAGTCCACCGTGACGCCCTTGGGCAGGTCTTTGGTCGCAGCGGCGAACTGCGACTGATACTGGTCGTTCAGATAGCGCCCAACTGATGTGTTGACGACGCCAGTCACGCGGCCAAGGCCGTCGGTCAGGGTCGTCTTGAGGGAATCAAACTGGCCGGGCATTGCGTCCTGCTTGGCGCGAAGCTCGGCAATAACGGCATCGCGGGATGCCAATTCCTGCTTGACCAGCTTCACTACTGGCCCAAGCAGGGGGTCATTTTCGTCGAGGCCAAACTCGGTTGCGGCAGCGGCGCGAACCTGGGCCACGGTCGGCTGAGCAACCTGCTGGGTTTGCTGCCGAGGAGCGACCACTGTGCCGTCCTGGGTCATCCAGCCTGACTGAATCGCTTGCTGGAACTTGGCCGCAAAAGCTAATTCGGCCTGGCCAAGGGTGCTCTGCCGCTGCTCAATCTGTGCAGTCAAGGCTTGGCGCTCGGCGGCGGGCAAGGCGCGAATTTCACCCACATTGACGGTCGAGCCGTCCGGCAAGTTCAGCACCATGTCGTCGGGATACTTGCCGTTCTTGAGAATGTCGCTTAAAGCCATGGGGGAGGACTCCTTCGGCGACTATGCGCCTGGTTGTGATCCCAGCCCACCTGACTGACCGGCGGGGTTAGGGATGGCTGCGTTGTTGGCAATGGGTCCGGCAGCAGCGGTAGTCGCCGCAGCCTTCTCCGCTTCTTGAATGCAGTTGTCGAGATACTTGACGACGTTGGCGAGGTTGCGCGTAACACCAGGCATGGTGAATGCAGCGCGTGTGTAAAGCTGAACCGCTACCGTCTTGATCGATGTCAGAGATTTCACCATCGCATCGGGATCGGCACCCTGGAGTTCAGCCAGTTGCTGAGAGAGTTGAAGGCCGGCCGGAGTCGTAGGCGGAGCATTGGGTCCGGGCGGAGGAGGACCGCCACCAGGTCCGGGAGGGCCGCCTGCTCCTGGAGCGCCTGGCCCGGCTTGGCCCATCATCCCAGGCGGCGGAGGCATCGGACCCCCAGGTCCGGAAGGGGGTCCGCCAGGGCCACCCTGCCCGCCACCGGCAAGTTTACCGATCAACTGCCTGGCCATCATTTGTGCTAAGGCTGGAGGTGCGGTTGCCATCTGAGTCCTTCTCATCTACCCTTTAGACTGCTTGTTCGCTGCCTACTTCTTGCCCGACCAGTACGGCTTGTCGCCGCCTTCGGGAATCAGGCCAAGCGGATCGCGCGGCTGGGCAATCGGGTTGTTGCGTACGTCAGGGCCGGGTTCGTTACCGACACGGCCAACAGTGAGGGGGGACTTCAAAATCTCCTCGTTGAAGGTGTTGCCCATCGCTTCCTTGATCTTTGCCATTGCCGTTTCTCCTTGGTGCCGGGGTCTGAGGTCGTCGTACTGGTTGGTCTATCGGGCGAATTGACTGGCTAGGCTACTTCCTGCCTACCCTTGTTTTGCCCACGCGCCGGTCAACCTTTTTGGTCATCCGGGGAATTGCGCCTGTCGATTTCATGCTCACGTCTCCTTGGGATTCGGCAGGAGAGCGAGGTTACCGCCACCTCCCCTGCCGTTTCCTGTCTTGCGCATCGAACGCTTTCGGCGGAGAGGGGTGAGGTCTAGTCCCCCACCAGTTCCCACCCTTGCCGCCGAACGGACCACGCTGGCGAACCAGTTTAGTCCTACTTGCGAGCGGCGGTGCGCCGACGCCGAACGGACCGTCTTCCTCCGCGCTGTGCCATGCGTACCTCCTTCGCTCCGGGGTGCCGAGACGGAGTCAGTCAGAAGTTGACCTGAAGCTGACCTCTCGGCGGCTAAGAAGACGGGGCGCGAAGGCCAGCAGCGCCGTCTCCGGGATGAGTCAGGGCCGGCGGGCCGAGCTGGACTTCTTCGCTCGGCTGCTGATCTTGGCACGCGCGTCGCGCAGAAACTTCCGGGGCTGACCAAAGTCCTTGATGAGACGAGAATCTGATTTCGAGGGGGTTCCGGCCATCGGGATGGTCTCCTTTCGGGAGTGGGTGCGCGACTAAGGCAGGGAGGAATCAGGCCAGGAGGCGTAGGCAGCGGAAATAATCCGCTGCCCAGCTCCTGCGCTGATTACTTCCGCTTCTTTTCCTTGCGAACGTGACGCTTGGCCATGGTGTTTCTCCTTTTGCACGAGCCAGGGCCGTGAGGCCGAGGAATGTGCGATTAAGGAGAGGATAGAACGGAAAGAGGCGGAATGGAACCCCGTCTCCACAACACCAATTCTAAGCAGAGAATGTGATCAGAAGATATTCTGAATAAAAGTCCGCCCTGAATGCAGCCCACCGCTGCGAAACTGGCATACAGGAAATCCGAATTCGGCCAACGTGCCGTTCCGAAGCCATGTTTGCACGGTCCACGGGCTGCGGCCCATCATACGGGCGAACTCAGTTGTAGTCAGCCAGTGTGCGTGCCAGTTGTAGCCGGGAACGGAACGTGCAGAGGTAGCGCGATCTGGAACTGGAACCAGATCGATTTGGGGGGATGCTGCTTTCGTCGCCACTCTCTCGTCCACCTTTCTTACTTACGGCCACTCTTTACTTTTGCCAGCGCGGCCAGGGCTTGACTCGTCTGCTGCTCCTGGGCAATTCCTTCGGGATCAGGATAACCAAGAGTCCGCAATCCACGCTCCGGCCCAACAACTCCCTTTGACATCAAATCAGGCGTGATCTTGCGGACTATCGCCTCGGACAGAGGCCGGACAGAGGCCTCGTCCAGCGCAACATCGTATGTTGAGGGATCAATCTGGCCATTCCACGCTGCAAGAGTAATCCCCTCCGGCCCGCGGTAAGGCAGAGTCGTTTTCTGCTGATACTTGCACATCGTATCGAAGAAGAACTCGCCAGCCATCTGCGCCGTCTCAGTGAGGAACCGGCCGGCGAGTTGGAGCAGGCCGGAAGATTGAAGCACCGCACTGTCGAAAAGGTCGGTTGAAACATTGCCCGCGCCGGGGTCACCCTGGCGCGAAGCTGAGAATCCAAGCACGTCATTCTGGAGTGAGAGGAGTTTCTCGGCACCCTGGAGCGCGCCGTTGCCAAGGGCGTTGGGCGTAATCGGCGTCGGCGGCTTACTACCCGGCTTGATTGTTACCACCTCGCCCGGCAGCCCGCCAAACCCGTCGATGTCAATCCCCGTATTCTCCTCAATCACCCAGAGCGCGTTGTTCATGCGCAGGCCATTCTCGAAAATCTGAGAATAGAACCGCTGAGCCAGCCGCTGCATATTCTCGGTCATGCGTGTGACGGGGATGCCCCACGGGCCGAAAAGAGGTGGGAGAACGTAATTGGGGAAGATGGGGAACCGAGGCGCGGAAATATCACGGCGCTTTGGGTAGGGGTTGTCGCCATCTTGCAGGATCACCCCTTCGCACTCGACAAGCCAGCGGCCGTTGGGATATTTCAAACGAACTTCCGGGTCAATCAGAGATGTCGCGGGAACATCGTCTTTCTCGACCGTTTCGCGCGTATAGTCGCGGCAGAAGCAGTGTCGAACCAACACACGCCATTCAGAACTTTGGGTGCGGGCGTTCTGGCCGGAGACGTTGGGCATCGAAGACATCGGCCCCTGCGGCTGGGATATCCCGTAACCAGAGTCGCCGGAGAATGGCTGGAAGCCGCCGGACGTATGCCTTGGGGAAATCGCGCGCGAAGTCTCCGGCCATTTCAGCCGGACATCTTCGAGATTCATCCATGTGCCCCAGCCTGCGTAGCTGGGATTCCAGGTGTAGTCGGCTCCGGGATCGAAGAATACCAACCGAGGATCGATGCTGCGTGCCCACATTCCGCCGCGGGCGCGACTGAGGTCCGGGTCAAATCCGGCTACTATCCAGCCCGCGCCACAATAGCGCGCGGTCAAACCTGCCATCAGCAGATGCAGATTCATCTTCGAGATTTGCCACTGAGCCTGGAGGGAGACTTCACGGGCGAGGTCGCGCGCTGAGGCAGGATTGAGGGAGGAATCGGCCTGCTTGGCGCCGGAATAGGACGGGTCGCCCGCGCCGGCTGAAGGAAAGACATACATCCTCGGCGAAAGGTTCGAGACCTGGTTCGCCTCTTCAAGCATGATCCGCTGCAACATCGGGATTGAGAGGGATGGCCTATACACTGGGCCGGGGGTCATCGCATCCTGGAGGTTGTAGAGGTCTTCGGCATTCTTTGCAAACGATTCGCCAAGGGCTTTATTGCGGGCAGAATCTGAAGCCTCTACCCAATCTTGCACATGACGGCTCCTGGGGTCGATGGACTCCTGCTTCGCGGATTTCCTGTTCGCGCCAATGAAGACCAAATTTGACATCTAACCCTCAGCGTTGCTGCAATCTATCTTAGCATCATGCCCGCTTGCGTGCGCGTTTGGCCTGAGACTTTTTCACCGCGCTATCCGCTCCCCTGATCGCACGGGCATCATCGCCTGTTCGCTTGAGAATGGCGTTGGCCGTCTTGGCCCACTGCCTCTTACGCTTCGGCGACTTCGCCGCACGGTCATGTTTGGTGGCCTCGGCTGCGGTCCAGGGCATAAACTAGCCCCGCTTCTTGGCCGCGCGCTTGCCGGACTTCTTCTCGGCCACGCGGGTTGCTTTGCGAAGAAAGCTGGCCGGATGACTGCGACCTTCCATTTCAGGTGTCTCGTCCTTCTCTGT